TTATTAATTTGGTCTTCTAAATCTTGAACTATTGCACCAGCTATTGATTGAGATACTCTTAATGCCTCATTATATTCATTTTGTAATTTTAGTATTTCTCTTTGTTGCTGGGAATTGTTTAACATTTTTTAAAATCTTATCTAATGTTTAAAATAGCTTTGTATGTATGAGGAATTCTTTCTCCGTTTTTTTGCATTCTTTCTACTTTTTTACGAAGGGTATCCATATCATTATCCAAACTTCTAGCAAGTTTCAAAAAATCGTCATCTTTTTCTAAATTTGAAACCATTTTTTTTCCAAAAATGTAATCAACAACACCTTCTTTCATATCGTGTTTTTTCGATATAAATTCTTTTATTTTATTTTTTTTTGTTTCAGTAAGTTTCATTTTAGTTTATCTCCAATTATACTCTAATAAATATTAAATAAAAAAAAATGTGAGGAGTTTTACCTTCTCACATTTACATTTGGGCCACTTACAGCTGATTTAGATTTCTGAGATTGTTTTACATCTTCTTGTTCTCTTTTTTTAGTATCTATCAATTGTTTGTAGTAGAAATTTCGTATGTGTATTGGTAATCGATAAACTCCTTCTTGAGTAAATCCATTACCAAAATAACATAATTCAAAAATTTGTTTATGAAGTATAATTGAATAATTACTCGGAAGGCCAAAAAAACCCTACGCCCATTGGAATCGAGCGTACCTCCTTTTCTCCCGTTTGGGGGTCTTCATATTCAAACTCCATTTTCACATCTGGTTGTATTTTTTTAATGTATTCTCTAAATGCTTTAGTATCTCTAGTTAAGAATTGGTTGTTGATAAAATTTGTGATAGCACCAGTATCAGTTTTACCATTTACAGAAACAATCATGTATCTATATCTAGTTGTTAATTCAGCACCTAAAGCACCTTTATTTAATCTTTGTAGTGATTTTATATCGGCATCTATCTTTTTTTCATCACCATGTGTCAATAATCTAAATTCTAATTGATTACCATTTGATGTTGTAAATTTATATTTATTTTCTCGAGTTAATAAAGTAGTATCAACTTCTTTTACCTGAACTTTTGATAAATCAACAACTACATCTTCTTTTTCATCTAAATTGTTTGTAAGTTGAATATTATATTCAGGTCCATATCCCAAAATACGAGTTGCTAACATAATAGCATTTTTATCACCAAGTAAAATATCATCAACATTGATTTTACTATCTACTATAATAGATTCAAATAATTTATCTAAAACTATACCTTTTTTAATTAAATTTTGAGATGTTAAGATTTCTTCTTCTTTTGCAGTCATGTATTTAATTTCTATTTGACCAGAAGAGAGAGGATTTGATTCAGGATAACATAATCCTTGAGATGGAAGTGAAATTACTTCGGTTGGAAAATCATAATTTGCCATAATAAACCTTTATTTTGTTGTTTGTATATAAATATATAAATTAAAAAAAGTTGAAAAAAAAAGAGTTCTCATTTCGAGAACTCTCTTGTATAAGAAAATGAAATAATGTATTAGAATTCCAAGATTGCGTAATCGTAAGAAATTGTTAATTCGATTGTAGCAGGGTCGGTACCAGTTGCCCAATCCAAATCACCAAAGTTAGCTTGAGAAATGAAAGCTCCTTTTAGAGTCCATTGTTCGATTTTATCACCCACAGGACCTAACATATAACATTGAATATCTTTTTTATACATATCAGCATATCCATTTCTACCAGTTAATGATTCGTGAGATAAACGTATCCACTCCATTACCGCTTGTGCTCCTGAAGGAACAATTGGGTCATAAAGAGTCATTGTAATATCTTGCCACTCACCCTTGCCTTTAAGTTGTCTTTTTACGTTAATGTGATCCAGAGTAACCTTTTCAAATTGAATTGTAGGTCTTTGAGATGCTTTTATTAAATATGAAGGAATACCACCTACTTCGAAGATGAAGCGGTTCTTCATCTTCGGTTCGAAATTGGTATAGAACATATCGTTAAATTCTAATACTTCTGCCATTTTTTATTTTCTCCTATTATACTAATAAATATAATTTTTTTTATTTTTTAAATTATGAACTGAATGATGCACCAGTTGGTAAGATGTTGAAATCCAACACGATGAATTCAGCAGTTCTTGTTGGTTGTAAGAAAATCTGTCCAGCCAAGATGTTTCTATCAATTACATCAGGTGTATTGTTAGTTTCATCCATTACAACTCTGAATGCGAATAAACCTTGTCTTTGTTGGATTCCTTCCAAGTAAGGATTTACTGTATTCAAGAATCTTGAACGAGTTTGTGATGTATTTTGTTCGAATACCAAGTATCTTGAAGTAGATGCAATGTATTTCTTAACTTTAATCAACAATCTTCTTACATTGATTCTATCCAATGCAGATGCTCTATCTTGAAGAGTTTTCTGTCCAAATGCCACGATACCCTCTCCAGGGAATTGAGCGATTGGGTTTACTTTGTTCTCATATAGAGTATCTCTTTCAGCATGAGTTAATCTATTCAATACACTAACTGCTCCAGTGATACCACCTCTATTCAAACCAGCTGGTGCGAACCATTCTGCTGCAATAGCATCATTGGCTGCGTAAATTCCTGGCATTAATACTGATGGTGGAACAATTGTTAATTTATTTGTTCTTGAATCGATTGTTTTAACCCAAGGGTAGTATGCACCTACATAGTTAGAATCTACATTTTGTGCTTCCAATGTTACCAAATCAATTGAATCATCGTAATCACTCAATTCACCAATGTAGAATGCATCTTCTCTAGCTTCTACCATATCAACAATCTTATCGAATACATAAGAGTGTAATCTTCTAACAACACCAGGTGCAGCTACCAAGTTGATATCAAAATCATCAGGGTTAGATACTGCGTTAATAGCTTTTACATAAGCAATTGAACCACTTGTTGTAGGATTAGCTAAGTTAAATCCTTGTGAATTACCAGAACCCCATTCAGTATCATTATTTTTTGCCAAAGCGTGTTTTATAGTTGGAGATACTCCATCAAATCCACCTTGGAATGCTACTGTAAATTGTCTTTTTGCAACATCAGTAGTGTTTGAACCAGTCAATAAATAATTAAATGGTGCATTATCAAATGTGAAACTTGTATTTGAACCAGTACTAGCATTGTTTGGAATTGGTGCCAAGAAGTAGTTATTATCTACTCTTACAACTGCAGTTTCCAAATCTATACCCGAATATCTAAATGTAGATGATGCATTGTTATCTGCAGAACCAGTTGAGAAAACAACTGCAGGTGTGATTGAATCTAATCCTCTTATTGGAGAATAATATGGTTGGTGTCCGAAAGGTCCTGCCGTAACTGGGAAAGAACCTTCTTCGGAAACTTCTACTCTAACCAATCTTGAACGATTCGTATAATCACCATTCATTGTCATTTTACCATTCTCATCAATAGTGATGTTTTGGTCACCAATTACTTTTAAGATGTAATTTGGAGATAATGGATCTAAATTTACATTGTTGTAAGTTTCTAAAATAGATTTTCTTCTATCAGTATCAGAGTAACCTCTAATTACAATAGAGAAAGTTGCATAATCAGTTGCGTTTGATTCACCTGCTGCTTTTATATTAAAAATTGAAATTTTGTATTCAGTATTAGCATAAGTACCATCACCAATAGTATGGAAACGGAATAGTTGATGTGTTTCACCTGAAATTTCTTGTGATATAATCCAAGGAGTGGAAGCATAAGAACAATCTTGGTCTACAAAACTTTGTTCTCCTAAACTTACCAATGAAACTTCTGAACCAGATGATATATTAAATGTTGATATAGCTGCATTTTCAAAAAATTGAGATACATAAACACCCTTGGAACCTCTTGGATTTCCACCAAATACATCTGATAAATCATTTCCAGCAGTGTATAGGATAGATGCAGAGATTTCTGTGTTATATGCAGAATCAGAACCACTTAGTGTAATACTGAATGCAGAAGATGATTCTTGAGCATCAATAGAAGCAGTGATAGCATCACCGTTACCTGATGTTGTCCAGTGATGAGTTGATTTTAGAACACCAACTAATTTTTCTCCGTTTGAACCTGATACTTTAATACCAACAGTTCCTCGTTGAGTATATCCACCGATATGACCAACACGAACAATAGTTACTGTTCCAGCTTCTCTTAAATAATTTTGAACCGCGTAACCAGTATAGTATGAACCATCTGGTGTACCGAAAATTGATTCAAATTCTGATTGGGTGTTTACTACGGTTGGAACGAAAGCAGGTCCTTTAGCAAAAGGTCCAATTATTGCTGCTCCGATTTCACCAATACCTTGAGATAAAAATGATTGGTCATTTTCTCTTGTAAATACACCAGGTGATACAATCTTTTCTGCCATTTTATATTACTCCTTTATAATTTCAATTGTGTAATGATACGAATATAAATATTATTTACTTTTTGTAAAGAATATTTTTTTACTGATTAACCTGATTATTTATGGGAGTAAATATGCCAGTATTTGGGTCATAATTACCATCACCATACTTTTCATTCAAACTTTTAAATAATTCTTGTTCTTTTTCTACTAAATCTTGATGTTGTTTGAATAGTTGAGTTTCAATTTCATCTACTTCATCGTTTCTTCTTTTTCTCTCAACTGAAAGTTGTCCTAATTGAGTAAAAACGAGTTCAACATCGGTTTTTAATTGATTAATTGAATTGATTTCTTCTTGTGTAAACTTGATTTGTTCCATCATTTTGATATATTTAGTTGTTATTTTTTATATATAAATATATGAGGTTTCTCCAAACAACAAAAATAATAATGATTATTTATTAAGATGGAGTATCAATTTGAATAGTAGCAGACCATGCTCCTTTTAATCCTTGATCAATTGCCCTAACTCTGAAAAAACGAGTTCCTCCAAAAAGGCTAAGTACCTCTACAATATTTGTACTCCATTCATCTGCACTATGTGTAATAGTAGTAAATGTGTTAGTTGTAGCTAATTGCCACTCATAAGCAGTAATACCAGTAGTTCCAGTCGATGCAGGAGCAGTCCAAGTTACATTTGGTTGGGTGTATGAAACACTAGTCGGAGCACCAGGTGCAGGTAAATCAGTATGTGTATTACCACCTTTGTTGTGAGTAATATATCCATTTACCATATAGGTATCTTCTGATTCCACATCAATTGAGACAATTTCGGTTGTTTTTTCAACGATTTCTATTAAAGTAATATCAACTTCAGTTCCATCTCCTTTAACCAACTTATCACCTACCACTAAATTAAACATTTCTTTGAATAGATAATCACCACTTACTGAATCTTTTACCAACATTGGGTGTTCTGAAGTAGCAGTTACTTCTCCATTATTAATATCATAATAACGAGATGCAAAAGAATAAGTTAAATTAACAATAGTTACATCTTTTGGGGTAGTAGAAAGCGAATTAGTGGACCAATCCAAGAAAGTTCCATCTGAATCTTCACTTAAACCACCGATTGAGAACCCTTTTAGTAAATCACCTTCATTTAAATCACCTGCTTCTACGATTGTTCCATCTGCAAGGGTTACTGGTGAATCGATAGTTAAACATAAAGCAGTTGAGTTTCCATCATATGAATCCACCGAATAAACGGTCTTTGTTCTTGCAGTGTTATATCTAACTGCGTGTTGATTGAATCCATCTGCGAAAGTTGCAGAAACTGTATGTAATAATACTGGTTGTAAAACAGTTTGGGTAGGTGCATTTGTCATATTACCTACTGCTATAGTAGCAGAAACACCATTATTTGCAGAAACTGATAATTTATCACCACCGGTGATACCCCAAGTAACATTTGAACCTCTACCACTTATTTGAGAAAATCTACTACCCCCTCCAGTAGTTCCTAATGTATATGTCTCGGAGGTGTTTTCTACTGCATAGGTAAATCCCGATACGTCATCTATTGAATCTACAGCGTAGAACGAAAGACCGGTTGTAACTGCAGAACCACGAATATTACCAAGTGAAACATTGGAATTTTGTGTAAATCCAGTTGCTCCTGCTAAATTATTGAGTGATAGAGTATCTCCTGAAGTAAGTGTTGGCATATTTGTTCCTTATGTATTATAAATATCAAGTAAATCATCTACCCACTTTTGTTTGTTTGAAAAATTCATTATCATAAATGATTTGATTTTATTAAACCAAAAACATTTTTCATCGTAAGGGGTTTCCAATAACTTATTATAAATATCAAGAAACTCCTTTTTAGTTGAAACTCGATATGGATACTCCAATTCTTTACACCAATTTGTGTGTATTATTGGTAGTTTTCCTCTATCTACTGCTTCAAATATAGAATATCCAAATGGTTCAGATGAAAACGCAGAATGAGAAATTCCCCAATTCATATTATAGAATTTATCTTTAAAAGTTGAATCGTAATGATATAATTTGGATTTTGATGTATCTATTTTGGCACCATTTTTCCAAATTGAGTTAAATTCAACTGAATTGGTAAAAATATAAGATTTTAACCCATCTAAATAGTGTGGATTCTTTCTACCTTCACATCTAGCAGCAAATCCTAAATTATTTGATTCTGAAAGTGGTAAATCCCATTTAAAATCATAAAAATTACGAATATTCTTGTTTGGAATCAAAATATCGTATAATCCTATCCAAATTGAGTGAGTTGCCCACTCATTTACTTGTGTTTCCCATGCAGAATCCAAATAAGGGTGCCAACCAAGTGAAGCATCGGTTCCAACTTGGGATTTTATGATATGGTCTACTGAATTATGAAGTATATTTGAGTGAATTTTGTGTTTATTCTCCTCGATTACCTTCATTGGGGTGTAATGACCATGTAAAATGTTGATTCTCCTTGCATTTCTACAAATTTCTTCAACTTTTTGGATATTATCACCATGCCAATACGCTTCTATTGGAAATTGATAATTTTCGTGTCCTTTTGGTCTATTTCTATGGAGAATAAGGATGGGTTTTACCTTTAATTTAGGTACAATTAATTCCATCCATAAGTTTACCCAAGTATCAGTTCCTGCATTTACCCAAGGACCTCCACCGGTTGTGTAAAGTTATATCAAGAGCATTTGCTGAAGTTGATTCTATAATTGAAGGTAATTCTTGTCTTTTTGTTGAAGTATTCCAAGCTTGAACTATTGGATATTCTTCGTTTAAGTTATGTGTGATTGTGTATGTAGAATTACCACTAACATTCACTGCATAAGTAGTTAAATTAGTTATTTGAGTAGAACCTGAAACTATTCCACTTGGGATATTGGTAAAATTGGTATAATCTAAATAATAAGAACCAGGTTGACCATTTAATGCAGATGAATCAGTTGCAGAACCTGAAACTATATGTCCACCTTTTGCAACTACAATATATCCACTATGATTTGCAGATAAAACTATTGTTGCAGTATTATTATTTGTAAGTGTGATTGAAGATGGTATAATTTGAGTATCATTATTTTCATATACTGAAATTATTACATTTTTAGTATTGAAATTATGTGTTACTGAAATTGTGGATTGATTATCAAATGAGGATGTTACTGTAGCAACCTGAGATACATCTGCAGCAGGTAAATTTGTAAGTTGTGAACCATCACCTTTGAAAAATGAAGCAGTTATTGCACCAGTTCCTAAATTAACTGATTGGCTTACAAGTGAATTAATAACTTGAGATGACCCAGATACTACTCCAGTTGGAAGTAAAGAAGTTATTTGTGATGAACCCGAAACAATACCCGCAGGTATATTTGAAAGTCCTATATAAGATACTTGGGATGAACCAGAAACTACGGTATTAGCATTCAGTTGACCCTTAATAGTTGTATTAATTGAACCAGTAAATGCTTCTAAATTAGCAGTTTCAACTTCTAATGCAGTTAATCTTGTAATAGCAGAACCACTGGCAGTTTCTAATGAAGTTAATCTATTATTTTGAGTTGTGTTAGTTGTATTGTTTGAACCAGTGTAAGTATTAAGAGATGATAAAATACTTATAACTTGTGATGAACCAGAAACTACTCCAGTTGGAAGTAATGGTGTTACTTGAGCAGAACCTGAGACAATTCCTACTGGGATAGAAGAAATTCCTGAATAAGTAATTTGAGATGAACCTGAAACTATTCCAGTTCCTTGTAATATAGTTGCAGTAGTGATAGACCCACCCAATGCAGTTGATGTACCTGCAATTGTGATTGAACTATTTGTTAGGGATGAGTTACCAATGTTGGATATAGTATTATTTCCACCATTGATGGTTTTGTTGAAAAGACTTTGTGTAGAAGAAACATCTACTAAACTTACTTCAGAACCACTTAAACCAGCTTGCCATTGATCAATTGATTCGTTCCAAATCAATGATGCATTTGTAGAGGTACCTCTTTCAATTTCAATACCACCGTTTTGAGAAGGAGTTCCTGTCTCATCGGAATTTAGAATAAGAATGTTATCTCCAATATTTACGGTATTAGAATTTACGGTTGTTGTTGTACCATTTACCGTTAAGTTACCACTAATAGTAACATCATTTGAGAATGTTTTATTGCCATTTATTACTGAACCTGATAAAACTCCATCTGCATCTAACTTTTCCTTTACATTTGAGTCAAAATTAGTGATTAAATCTGCGTTAACTTGAGATGAACCAGAAACTATTCCTGCAGGGATGGAAGAAAGTGAGGTATAAACTACTTGAGAAGAACCAGAAATTACTGTGTTAGCATTTAATTGGTCCTTAATAGTTGTATTAATTGAACCAGTAAATGCTTCTAAATTAGCAGTTTCAACTTCTAAAGTATTTAATCTACTGATTGCAGAACCACTTGCAGTTTCTAACGAAGTTAATCTACTATTTTGAGTAGTATTAGTTGTATCGTTTGATGCGGTGTATGAGTTCAATGAACCTAATATTCCAACTACTTGTGAACTACCACTAACAATTCCTACTGGAATCGAAGAAAGTGATGTGTAAACAACTTGAGAAGAGCCCGAAATTACACCATCACCGAGGGTGTTTAAATAACGAGTATCAAAAGATGCAGTTAATTGGGATGAACCGGAAATTATACCGGTACCTCTGAGTTCATACGAAGATGTTGCTGTAATTAATGATGAAGTTATACTTTGTAATATACTCCATTTTGTATCATTAGAGGCAGTGTATAACTCTAAATTTAAAGTTTCACCTAATAAACTTGCAGAAATTAATTCTAAATTATTTAATCTACCAATTGCACTACCACTTGCTGTTGAAAGTTGATCTAATCTAGTATTTTGAGTAGTATTGGTTGTATTATTTGAAGCGGTATATGAGTTGAGAGATGTTAAAATACCTACAACTTGAGATGAACCTGAAACTACTCCATCACCTAAAGTATTTAGATAACGAGTATCGTATGAAGCGGTTAATTGAGATGAACCAGAAATTATTCCTACTGGAATTGATGATATGCCTGAATAAGTAATTTGAGATGATCCCGAAACTACACCATCTCCACTGGTATTTAAATACCGAGTATCAAAAGATGCAGTTAATTGGGATGAACCAGATACTACACCATTAGTTGATTGTATATTGCCAAAAAATATAGAAGCAGTTACATTACCAATAATATTTATAGAGCCAGTAGTTTGAGAGTTAGTAGTAACGATTTGTTCAATAGATGATGCACCATTATCTTTTTCAAAGAAAATTCTACCATCGTATGTATTAATTGCTAATTCCCCCAACTCCAAATTGGAAGTAGATGGGACTTTACCTTCAACCGCTGTTCTTTTTAACTTTACTACTTGTGCCATATCTATGGTTTACCGATTCCATTATATAATTAAAAAAATAAGAAATACCTTATATAAGGTAATTTTTTTTCTTATCCTAATTTTGATTTTAATTCATCAATTTGTTTTTGTTGTTCTTTTATCGCCTCGATTAATAAACCAGTAAGTTTGGCATAATCTACACCCTTAAATCCATTCTCTCTATCGTGAACTAATTGTGGAAGAACTTTCTCTACATCTTGAGCAATTACACCAACATTTGGTAACGATTGTTGTAATTCATCTGCATTTTCATTCCATTCCCAAGTTACACCTTTTAATTGTTGTACCTTTTGGATTGGATTTGAAATTACTTCTATATTATCTTTTAATCGTTCATCTGATGAAGCGTATGCAACAACATCACCACCCACATTCAAGGCTCCACTTACACCTACACCACCTGTTACTATAAGAGCACCAGTGGTTATTGTAGTTGATGCAGTGTTGTTTGTAATATTAACGGCAGAGGAGAATGTTTTAGCTCCACTAAATGTTTGAGTATCGGATAAGTGAGCAGTATCAGCATCTAAATATGCAGAAGCGATAACTGAACCTTGCCAAGTACCAGTTCCAATTGTACCTAAAGTTGTAATTGAAGTCTGTCCAACATAAGTTGAAGCAATATCAACTGCATCAGCAGATACAGAAATTCTATTTGCAGTACCAACAACATTGAGGTCTCTTGTTGCAGCAATTGTACCACCACCAGTTAAACCATTTCCAGCAGTAATTGATACGGTAGTATGATCAATGTGTTGGTTTGCAACATAGTTTGTTGTTGTATTGTGATTTACTTGAGATGAACCTGATATAACACCACCTCCCACAGAAATTGTGTGAGCTATACCTTCACCTGAAGTTGCACCACTTGAAACAATACCATTTCCTGCAGTAATTGTTGCTACATAATTACCCGAAGTTCTAGTTCCCAATTCTATATCACCAGTTGTAGAAGCAACATTGATTTGTCCTGAACCTGAAACAGTACCACTTGGTAAAATTGCAGTTACACTACCAGCAGTCACAGTACCAATTGTAGTGATTGAATCATCACCACTATATGTACCACCTGCAACTGTAGCAAGTGTTGCATTATATGCCTGAACATCAGTTCCAATTGCTACTCCCAAATTGGTTCTAGCAGTAGAAGTATTTGTTAAATCGGATAAGTTAGATGATTTTGATAATTTACCATCCACTAAGGTATTCAATGTAGAATCACCTGCTGCCAACGAAGCAGAAATTTCAATTAAAGTATCAAATGCTGCATTAGCTCCACCAATTAAATCGGTTAATTCTTGTTGAACATATGCAGTTGTAGCGATTTGAGTTGAGTTTGTATTCGCAACGGCAGTTGGTGCAGTTGGTGTTCCAGTAAGAGCTGCACTGGTAAACATTGTGGCCTTACTTTCATTTGTTACATTTCCTAAACCATTAGTTACATTATCTAATGATAAAAAAGTTTTAACTGAAGAAGCAGAACCACTAACTACTGCTAATGAATTATTGTAAGCAAGTACATTTGCATCAAAATTAGTTATTGTATCAGCATTTACTTGAGATGAACCAGAAATGACTGTGTTAGCATCAAGTTGTCCTTTGATGGTTGTGTTAATTGAACCAGTAAATGCTTCTAAATTAGCAGTTTCTCCTTCAAGGGCAGTTAATCGGGTAATTGCACTACCACTGGCAGTTTCTAATGAAGTTAATCTATTGTTTTGAGTAGTATTAGTTGTATCGTTAGAACCAGTGTAAGTATTAAGAGATGATAAAATACTTATAACTTGTGATGAACCAGATACGATTCCTGCAGGAATAGAAGAAAGTGATGTATAAACAACTTGTGATGATCCCGAAACTACCCCATCACCAAGTGTATTTAAGTATCGTGTATCGAAAGAAGATGTTAATTGAGATGAACCCGAAACTACACCACCACCTGCAGAAATTGTATGAGTTATACCTTCACCTGAAGTTGCCCCTGATGTAAGAATACCATTTCCTGCGGTGATTGTTGCAACATAATTACCTGAAGTTCTTGTTCCTAATGCAATATCACCAGTAGTTGATGCTACGTTGATTTGAGCAGAACTCGATACAACGGTATTAGTGTCTAATTTGCAAATGTTAATGAACCTGAAATTACGGGACTATGTATTATCATCTCTATTTATCCTTTATTATACTATATAAATATATCTTTTTAAATTGAACCACCATCTATTTGTGAAATTACGGTTGCATTTGCAGTACCCGTCACATCACCACTTAAAGTAATTTGTGCAGAACCACTAAATACGCCCAAACTATTAACTTGATTAGTAATAGTATTGGATAATCCAGTTACATTAGTAGAAGGAATTGAACCACTCACTATATGTCCACCTTTTGCAACAACTACATACCCACTTCGAGGCGATTCAAAAGTTATTGTAATATTATTAGAATCAGTTATTCGTAAAGTTGATGGAATTATTTGATAATTATCATTATCATAAACTTGTGCAATTGCGTTTTGAGTGTTAAGATTGTGGTCAACTATCCAGGTTGATTGATTTGTGAATGATTTTTGAATTGTTGCAGCTTGGTCAACTGTTATATTAGTTAGTTGTGAACCATCTCCAACAAAATAAGAAGCAGTAATAGAACCTGAAATATTTATATTTCCCACTACTGCAGTGTGAGTATTTGTAGTAACAAATTCTACTACTTCATCTACACTACCACTTTTACGAATAAAAGCTTTACCATCATACACATTTATTGCAATTTCACCAGTTTGTAATGAACCAGTTGTTGGTTTTGAACCAGATGAAGTTGATCTTTTTAATCGTATGATTTGTGCCATTTATATTATTGGTTATTTACTTTTTCTTTTAATTCTTCAACTTGTTTTGATAAATCTTTAATACCTTCAATTAATAAGGAAACTAATTTATCATATTTTACGGCTTTGAATCCATTTTCACGAGTACCAACTAATTCAGGAAGTATTTCTTCAATTTCTTGAGCAATTACACCATAATCCTTACCTTTATAAATATTTTGTTTTTCTTCGTTCCAAGTAAATGAATAACCACCTATTTGATTAATTTTTTGCAAAGGTTCTGAAATTGGAGTGATTTCGTTTTTCAATCTTCTATCGGATGATGCATAAGCAACAACATCACCACCGGCGAATACATCACCACTCGTTCCAATACCACCTGTTACTATTAATGCTCCAGTTGTTTTTGAAGTTGAAGCAGTGTTATTTGTAATTGATATAGAAGTTGAAGTAGTATTACCTACTGAAGTTACATCTTGTAATGATTTTGTAATTTGAGATGAACCCGAAACTACTGCATCTGCGTTTAACTTATCTTTTACATTCGTATCAAAGTTAGTGATTGAATCTGCATTAACTTGTGAAGAACCTGAAATTACACCATCTGCGTTTAATTTATCTTTTACATTTGAATCAAAGTTAGTGATTGAATCTGCATTAACTTGTGAAGAACCCGATACTACACCACTTGGTAATAAAGGAGTTATTTGAGATGAACCAGATACGATTCCTGCAGGGATATTAGATAAGCCAACATAAGAAACTTGTGATGAGCCCGATACTACTCCACTTGGTAGTAAGGGAGTTACTTGAGATGAACCTGATACGATTCCGGCAGGGATATTTGATAAATTAGGATACGAAATTTGTGATGAACCTGATACTAATGTAGTTCCAGTTGCATAGAATGTTCCATTTACAACCGAATTAGAACCAAGTGTTATTAAAGTTCCGGTATCGGTAATATTAGAATCATTTAAGTGATGATTATCAACTGAGAATGAAGCAGTTGAAAGAGTAGAACCTGAATCATATACTGATAAACCAGCATATCGTGAGGTTGGAGTATCGGTGTTTACAACAATAAATGCATCACCGATAATTTTTGCAGCACCACTAACCGAAGTTATGTAAGCAAATGAACCAGTTCCATTAACAACTATATCGTTAAATGTTTTTGTGCCACTTATAGTTTGATCACCATCTAATGTAACATACCTATTATCGTAAGATGATGTTAATTGTGATGAACCTGAAACTAAAGTATGTGTTCCACTTGCTTTTTCTTCAAATAAATTATTTAATGAAGATGAGTTTGATTCTAATAAATCTAATCTATCATCTACCGATGAACTAAACTCCGTAAAGTCAGTTTCATTTACATATCTTGAATCATAAGATGATGTTAATTGAGATGAACCCGAAACTACACCTGATGGTAGGTTTGAACTAACACTTCCTATTTGTAATTGAGTCCAACCATTTGAATTTCCAACATTTGAAGTATCGGTTAACACCCATATCGTATTATTATCTTGTTGAAAAACTATTAATCCTTCATAAACATTAGCAGATGATAGAGAATATCTAGCATTCTCATCCACTAATGTTAATCTAGCATCAACAGGTTCGTTGTTCGTTATGTTAAACCCACCAGGTAATATAATTGCCATTTTCTATTCTCTATTTTATGTTAATGTATATGTTATACTACTTCCAGCACCACCTGCTTGTAAAGTATTTGTTTTATAAACTTTATATTGTCCAACTGTTGTTACACTAAATTGGCCCAATACACCAAATCCACTCGTTGTTATGTTAGATAGATTAGATAAGGAACTATTGAATACAATATAATGGTATGCAATCGTTCCAATTGTTCCTCCCAAAGTTGTATCCCACAATGCCAAATTTTCCAATTCTCCGGCAGTAAATGAAGCTGCATCACTTGCACCATATCTTAAACTTCTAATTTTGTTATATGTTTGTGTAGTGGTTCTTATTATTGTTAGATCAGGATTATTATCACCGATTGGAGATTCATAGCTGGCACTTGTAATTATACTAATTGATGAAGAACCAGTTGCAGAACCAGTAATAAGATACGGAGTACTAACATTTGTTGTAACTTCAACCAAATCCCAACCATTTGATGGGTCAGCAGATGAAGATGTAAATGAAATACTACCAGTTGCACCTTGCTCGATTTGATTCGAAGATGCACCTAATTGAACTGTCACCGATGGTGTTAATGTTGGAGATGCTGGATTTGATTTGGAAATTGTACCAGTAGTTGTAGCAGAACTTGTAAATATACTACCATCTAATGGAGAACTTCCGGTTAATTCTAATCTATATGTATGTGACCCACTTGTTGTGGTGGTAAACGATATTGATGTACCACTACCCACTTGATTTAATAGGGTAGATCCTTCATATAAGGATGCACTGATTAGTGTATACCCACCATTATTCCAAGTACCATTTAAAGTATACTCATCGTTTATACGATTGAATCTATCTGTCAAGAATCCACTTAAAGATGCTGCGATTGATGAAGGTACTGCAGGTGTACCGAAAATAAATTTCAAAGTTCCACCAATAAATGTCACCGCCACATTATTATCAAAATCTGCCACTTCTATTCCAGTTAATTGTTCTATACTATTTGTTACATAATTGATATAACCAGAAGCTGATGCTAACCCAGCTAAAGATGCGGATACTGATGAACTAAAAGGTGTTATTGCTGAATCTACTCCATCGGTAAAATGACCAGATGCAGTATCAAGTGTCAATGTTACATCACCTGAATTACCACCCCCGTCTAAACCATCTCCTGCCGTAACAGAAGTAATGTCTGCCGGATTGATTACATTATCCAACACATGGACAATAAATCTTTTAGTTGCTCCTGCAGATAAAAGTATATTATCATTTAGACTAGCTGTATCCAAATTAACATCCAATGAAGTTGTTACATTATACCATGCAGCAGAACCTAATGAACCAGAAACTTGGTAAATACCAACCAAATCAGCAACTGAACCTGATACTTCGTATCTTGAATCCAAAGATTGTGTTACTTGTGATGACCCAGATATTACTCCACCGATTACATTACCACTAATTACACCATTTGTAATTGAGAAATCTATTGTGGATGTATCAGTTGATGATGATACTACACCTTCTACATTTAATTTATTTTTTATTGTAGAATCAATAGATTGTGAGAAAGATTGGTATTGAGATGCCGAATTATATAAATTTGATATATTTGTATCATTTGATTGAGTATACAAATGTAAAGAATTTAAATCAGCATCAATCGATTGAGTGTAAGTTTGTAATACATCGAATTTATCATCAACTGATGCAGTATATGATTCTAAATTACTAAATTTAGTATCTACTGATGCAGTATATGTACCTAATGCACTAAATTTGGCATCATTCGATTGAGTATAAGAGTGCAAAGAACTTAAATCATCATTAATTGATTGTGTATAAGTTTGTAATACATCAAATTTATCATCAATAGAAGATGTATAAGTTCCTAATGCAGAATTTTTGGCATCTTGAGAAGATGTAAATGATTCTAAATTAGATAATCTAACATCTTGTGAACCACTTACTGTTTCTAAATTAGATATTCTAATATCTTGGGATGCAGAATCTAATTCTAAACTTGTTAATCTATTTCCAAATGAACCTGAAAAAGTAGTATATCCGGTAGTTTGTGTAATATCAATTTGAGATGAACCGCTAAAAACATTATCTCCATTAATTTCTAAATATCTAAAATCTAATGAAGATGTAACTTGTGATGAACCAGAAACTAAAGTTGGTTTATTTAGAATGTTTTCAAACTCTACATCTGCCGCAGTTACACCGGTTAATTCAGAACCATCCCCTTTGAATCCTACTGAAGATGATACTTTTTGATTTATTTCTAATAAAGTTTGAGAATCATTCCATAAAATCGAAGCATTTGCACCCGAAATGTATAATCCAGCTCCATCTGCTTGTGCAGAAGTTGTGGAACCAGATGCAAGTGATAAAACTTTATCTTCAATTATTAATTCGGTTGTATTTAATGTTGTTGTATTACCTTGTACCGTTAAATCACCATATATTGTTAAGTTTTGGCCAGTTACATCAATAGCAGTTTTCAATGAAGATGTATATGCTTCAATACTATCTAAACGAGAATCTACTGATGTTGAGAATGAATTTTCTAAAGTATCTAATCTACCATCTACTGAAGATGAAAAAGTTGTGAAATTTTGAGTATTATTTACATCAATTTGGGCTGAACCTGATACTAAAGTAGGTTTATTTAAAATGTTTTCAAATTCTACATCTCCTGCAGTAACATTTATCAAACCACTACCATCACCTACAAAATACGAAGCAGTTATAGATTGCGATGCCGTTATATCATTATCAAAATTTACATTACCTGTGATTGTAGTATTAGAATTATTATTACCAATAAAAATATTATCAGTTATAGATGATTGACCAATACGAATTGTTGATGCAAATAAAAGAGCAGTAGATAATGAATCATCATTATCAATTAATGTTAGCGTACCGAAATTTAAGGAACCTGATGGTTGTACTGATAATTGGGCCGTACGATTTGATATTGTAAGTTCTGAACCAGAAGTGGATAATGTGTGATTTTTTGTATTAGCAAAAATACTACCAGTCACGGTTAAATTACCAACAATTCTTTCAGTACCAATAAAGATATTTGAACCAGTAGTAGCGAAAGTTTGGTTTAAATCTTCTTGTGAAGATGTAAATAATTCCAGATTATCTAATCTTCCATCTTGTGAAGGCAATGTACCAACAAATGAACCACTAAATACTGAAGCAGTTACACTACCAAATACATTAACATCACCACTAAAGTAAGTAGTACTTGAACTTACTATTAATTGGTCTGAATCTGCAGTTATTAAACGATTAGTTCCTCTTATTTGTAAATTATCTGCAATTACATCACCATTAACATCTATACTACCGGTTTGGAAAGTAGAACCACTCACAAGTGTAGAACCTGATAATACTGTCAGACCTATATTTGTAAAAGTGGATGAACCACTCACTGTTAGGGAACCACTTAGAAATACATTTCCAACTTGATGAGTAGAACCACTCATAAAAATGGAACCAGTTATAGTTTGGTCACCAATAAATGTGTTTGAACCAAGAGTTGCAAATTTATCATCTAAAGATGATGAAAAAGTATCAAAATCGGTTGTAGATGATGATAATAAACCATCAGGAAGAGTTATTTTATCTAAAATTAGTAAAATAGAACCTAAATCATCTTGTGCATCTTCTTGTGGTATAAGTGAACCAGTAAATGGTGCATTTACGGTAATAATATCGTTCGAACCAGTACCTAAAATAATATTTCCACCAATTTGAACATTACCATCTATTTTGGCGTTACCAGTAATATCAAGGGTTGACCCTGAAATACCGCCATTGATACTTAAATTTCCAGTTAATGTGATATTACCAGTATTTGAACCTAATTTTACAAGAGTTATTGTACTCGCACCAGTACCGAGTTGCAAAGTATTTAAACTTGTATTAAAATATGGTTCGGATATGGTTGTACTTGGAGTTGTTCCTCTTCTTAATTGTAGTATTGCAGCCATCTATTTAGATTTCCATTTAATTTATCTATAAATATATGTTTATTTAATAATTTCTTTTGAAATGTGTATAACTTCTCTTATATAAGTATAAGAAAATAAAAAGTATAAAAAAATCCCCAACCAAGAGGAAGGGGATTTTTAAATTTAAATATATTCTAATTAGAATGTACCACCATCGATAGTGTTTGATGCCACGAATGAAGAACCATTCCATTGAATTAAATCACCTGTGTTTGAAGGTGCAACTGAAGTAAGTTCTTTAGTGCCATTTGCTACTAGGAATGAATTAGCAGTTAATCCATTAATAATCAAATCAGTAGTTATTGTAACAACAACACCATCATCGGTAATATCAGAATCGACCAATAATCCATTTGCTCCGATTACTTGAACTGAAGCTGAAGTTGGAGTTGCGTTAAATCTTGCAAATTGTTTTTCTGAACCTAATGCTCCACCTTTCCAATAATCATTACTAGAATCCCACAATAATGAACCTGAAACTGTGTTAGGAATAGTTGCATCTTTAACCAATAAACCACCATTTGCAGCACCTGAACCATTCAATTCAAGGATATTATCACCTAATTGGATTGTAGTTGAATCTACCGTTGTAGTAGAACCTTGCACATACAAGTTACCAACAACTGTCAAGTTATTTCCAACAGATAAGTTATTTTGAATAGATGCAGTTGCTATTGTAACTGAATCAGGTAATCCGATTGTTACTGTACCACCAGCACCTAAAGTTACTGAACCACTTGAGATTTGAATCTCGTTTGCAGTACCTTGAATAGTTAAGTTAGTGTTACCTTCTACTGCAGTTCCTGAAGTGGAACCATAATCAACTTCAAGTGAGTTATCAACACCATCCAAAGATAAACCAGTACCTGCAACATCGGCATTAAGGTTTGCAGCTCTTACACCATTAGCCTTGATAGAAACATTACCAGTTGAAACTGAAAAATCATCAGAATCGAATGATGCAACACCTTTTTGTGTTGTAGATGAATTTACGGCAGAAAGGGTAAGTGTATTATTAGTTACAATAGCAGTTACAATACCACTACCAGTAATTGTTAATACATCAGTTAGTAAATCTACTGAATCATTTGAACCATTAGAACCACTTATTTTAAGAGCAGTTACTAAACCTGTCAATTGAGAACCATTACCTACAAATGAACCAGTAATTGTAGAAGTTCCATCTGCATTACCAATTGAATCGGCAGAAAGTCTACCAGTACCAAAATCAGTAGCTTGATTAAGTAATAAAGTTACAACTTGTGATGAACCCGATACAATTCCAGTTCCACCCAATACTTGAATTGAACCAGAGACAGTTCCTGCTGGTAATAAATTCTTTACTTGTGTAGAACCACTAACAATTCCCACCGGAATATTTGATAATCCTACAAAAGATACTTGAGATGAACCCGATACTGAACCCGCAGGTAATAAATCTTTTACTTGAGCAGAAGATGAAACAACACCATCTAAATTAAATAACGCATCAATTTGCGCAGATGATGAAACAATTCCAGTTCCACCCAATACTTGAATTGAACCAGAGACAGTTCCTGCTGGTAATAAATCTTTTACTTGAGCAGAAGATGAAACAACACCTTCAATATTAAATAGAGCATCAATTTGGGCTGATGATGAAACAATTCCTGCAGGGATGTTAGATAACCCAACATAAGATACTTGTGATGAACCAGAGACAGTTCCTGCTGGTAATAAATCTTTTACTTGAGCAGAAGATGAAACAACACCATCTAAATTAAATAACGCATCAATTTGGGCTGATGAAGAAACAATTCCTGCAGGGATGTTAGATAACCCAACATAAGATACTTGTGATGAACCAGAGATTACACCATCTGCATTTAACTTATCTTTTACATTTGTATCAAAATTGGTAATCGAATCGGCATTAACTTGTGATGAACCTGAAACGGTTCCAGCCGGTAATAAAGCAGTTACTTGAGAAGAACCTGAAACAATTCCAGTTCCATTAGTTTGTGCTGTAGCTTTTACTTCTACATTACCACCTTTATTTAAAATATATAATTTTTGTGCAGAAGTATCGTAAAATGGAATACCATCTACTGAAGTATCGTAAGAAGCACCAGTTAAATTTGGTACAGTAGTTCCTTGAAGAACTTTGTTAGCAGGAGTAGCAGTTGAACCATCGATACCAACGAATAGAATTGAATTTCCATTTGCGGCAGTGATTCCTGATGAACCAGTAACAACTAACAATTCTCCAGCACGTTTGGTTGCTGCACCGATAGATTCTAACGAACCTCTTCTGTGTTTAATAATTTGTGCCATAGTTTGTTTTTTGTTTTTTTAGTTTGTTACAACGAAAACCTTTATTAGTTAAACAGGACATTTGCCTAATTTATAAGTACTATATAGTACCTAAATTTTCTATATAAATATTATCTTTAAAATGATTAAATTAAACCCGAATCTATAATATAAGAACCTGATGAAATTACAAATTCAACTCCTCGTTGAAAATGATTAGAGCCAGTATCTAATGTTAAAGTTGTTACTCCTGATAATACTGATTTTGATAATCCATTTCCACCATCTACCGAAGAATCACCAATTGCAAATGTATAAGAATTCCAAACAATAGTATCGGTAAATGTTGTAATCATATCAGCGTATGTAATATCCGCTTGGTATAATGTATTATTACTTACAACATAAACAATTTGTCCATCGGAGAAATTTGAAACCGATGATGATAATAATGTGTTATATGTTGAATATGTTCTAAATAAACCACCTTCTTCATACCCACTCTTAATACTAATTGATGCAGTATTCGAATTTATTGCAGAAATACTAATACCCGAACCACTAAAATCAAATTGAGTGGCAACGAAATCTATGTTGCCACTCACTATATTGATACCAGTACCCTCTGCGGTAACACCAGTCAAACGAGAACCATCACCCTCAATAAATGCACCTTTTACTACTCCCGATGCGGTGATATCTCCATCTACAAATATAGAACCTGAAGTTACAAGTGAACCTGAAACTAAAAATTCACCTTCAATAACTGAAGCGGTTACTACACCTTGTATTTGTTTACTTTGAATTAATGTTGCCATCTATTGTATTTCTATTTACTTTTATATAAATTATTTATTATATTTTTTATACTAGTCTAATTTTAACTGAACCAGATGTGTGATATAAACCTCCCAATGGAACTCCACCTGCTTGTGCAGCCGTATCATCAGCGTAATTGTAAGAAGCAGATACTTTAGATAATATTACATATCCATTACCACTCACATCAAGTGAACCGGTTATTTGTACTTTATTTCCTTGTGCAACTAATAAGTTACTTCTAGTATCAGGTTCATCACCAAAACTAGTTGTGCCATTACCAACTACAAACGCACCTTCTCCTGTATCATCTAATCTACTCGCGATACCAACGATGGTTTGTGCATAATTACTTGAACTATGGTGCATTCCAAAGGTTGCGTTTGCGTATGCAGTACTATTATCATTATACAAATCTCGTCCAACAGCAATTGAATAATCCGATGTTACATTCACATCAGTACCTGCAGCTATACTATTACCGTAAATACCACCTAGAGTATTCACACCTGCACCAACTGAGATACTACCAGAACTTATGATACCTGCTCTAGTTGTCAGTATACCATATTGTTTGTAATCAAAAGAAACTCTCGGGTCAATACCAAAATAAGTATCAATATCCTGTTGTCTAAGAGTTATTGTCAATGAACCAGATGCTTGATTGAGTGATTGAGCTATTGTTAATGTATCTCCAGCTTTATACCCTATACCTTGTCTACTTGCAGGTTGGCCATATTCTTCATATCCAAGACTACTATTTGAAGTATCTATCTGAACACTTGTAACAACGCCACCTGATATAAAACCTCTCAATCTTGCACCTCTACCTGCACCACTGGTTGTGGTAGTATTATCACTAAATGAACCATTGATTGTAGAACCAGATATATTTGAAGTGATTGCTCCAGTCAAGTCACCTGTACCTATTTTGGATACGGTAAATGTCATATTACCATCTGATTGTTCTACTATGTTAAATAATCCTGCACCATTTCCTCTTATAGACCTCATGGTAGACGGGTTGGCTACAAAATTTACTAATGAACCTGAACCAGGTACTGTTATTGAACCAGTTACGGTAAGTGAACCACTTAATACAGAATCACCTACTACTCTTAAATCTACTGAGTTAGAAGAAGAAAGTGTTAATGAACCAGTTACTATTTGGTTTCCAACAAATGTATTTGAACCGGTGGTTGCAAATCCAGTTCCAGTTACTATACTACCTATTCGTGTATCTACTGATTGTGAATAATCAGTAAAGTTTGTTACTGAAGAAGAAAGAATATCGCTCGGTAAACTTGAACCAACTCCTGTCAATCCACTACCATCTCCAACAAATGAACCAGTAAATGAACCAGAAATAGTTCCTTCACCACTTACATTTAGATAACGAGAATCAAGAGATGTTGTTAATTGAGATGAACCAGAAATTACTCCACTTGGTAAAACAAGATTAGTTAATCCACTACCATCACCCATGAATGAACCACTAATTGTTGATGCAGTTATATCTCCACTAAAGTATGTATTAGATGAGCTAATCAATAGTTGATTGGTATCTGCAGTGATTGAGTAATCAGTTGTTGTTGTTACATTACCGAATCCAGTTAGTTTTAAACTTGCCAATCCTTCTCTTGCAGTTTGAGGGGAACTAGCACTAGTAAATGTACCACCTACTAAAACATTATCATTTGGTAAAAGTGTTACCGAATTTACACTACCGGTATTTAAATTATATGTAGATGCACTACCAGAAGCAGCCCATCCACTTATGAGATTACCAGTATTTTGACTTATTATTGCAAATCTGTTAGCGGATGTAGTAGAGTAGCCAGGAATACCAAAGGTGATAAAGTTACCACCTAATAGGATTTTATCACTATCGTAGAAATCAAAATCATTTACATACACAGATACACCCGGTAGATTTTGATCTGAACCACTTATATATGTTCTAAATCCACTATCAAATGCACCAACACCATCTCCTTCATCCGCGGTTGTTAATCTTGCAAATCCAGCATTCCTAACATTTGGTCCTGTTCTAGTATCTTTAAATCTACCAGCAATATAGATATAACCATTATCACCTGGGGAGTAAGCATCGGTTACTTTAATTTTTTTGATTTTATCTAAACTATCACCGGTAGTTATATCTAAATTAGTACCAGCAAATCCTGAATCTAAAGCACCATTAGGGTTAAGTTTTACAAGAAAATCGTAATCAGCTAATGAACCCCATTGTGTAAATGAACCACCAATTAAAATTGCTTGCTCGGAACCACTATTCAATAATGCAACTGAATGAAAATTATCAGTATTAAAAAAAGAAGGGTTATTGCTTCCAGTACTTACATTAAAAGAAGTATCAAGAGTACCATCAGTATTTATTCGTCTACTTCCTGATGTAAAATAACCTACACAAACTATTTTATCATCATTTTGAATTACAATATCCCTTACTTCCCCAAATGAACCCCAAGACTGAGCTGCAAATGTAGTATCTAATGTACCATTAGCATTTAATCTTGCAATTCCTTCTCGTGTACTACCACTAACCTCTATAAAATTACCGCCTACTACAATTTTATTATCAGATTGAGTAACAAATGTATTTATATAACCATAATAATCTCCACCACCAAATACATCTCCAAAGATTGGAGAAGTAAATGATGTATCTATTGTACCATTTGAGTTTAATCTAGCTATATCATTTGTGGTATGTCCATCAATGCTTTGAAATCTACCAGCAATTAATATCTTACCATCACCCAACACCAATGTTTTCTTAATAAAATTATCTCCACCATATTCACCTGAACCTGATAAATTTAAATTGAATGTAGAATTCAACGCAGGTATAGTTGATGTTGATGATGCTGCTAATTCATATCCATCGGAATTAATACTTCCACTTATATCAACTGAACCTGATAGTATAGTTGGACCAATGTTTCTAAAAGTAGAGTAAATGCATTTAGAGCAGTGATATCACTTCCACCACCACCTCCTCCAAATGAAGAAGTAGGGGCTAATGTAGATACATTACCACTACCACCTACCCATACATAACCTTGTTGTAGGGATGCTGTTAATGTTCCGTCAATTGTTAAATTTGTTATATTTAACCCTTCGATTGCTACCGAACCTGATTGGTAAGGAGTAATTCTGTCTACTCTAATTGTGCTCATAATTTTTTTTCCTATGTTTTTTATTTTTTTGTTATCTACTTACTATTTTTCCTTTTATAAAGAAATCTGATGCCGTTATCAAATCCGGTCTCAATGTTATTGGTTGGTTGAATGTTATTACTATATTGGAACCATTATCTATAACACTATATTGGTCTGATGTTCTTTTTAATCCTTGTAAAAATACATCAACATAATCTGATAAACTATCAACTTTAATTTCTTCGAATACAAATTTTTTATCCAAAAAAGTTAATGTAAATATATCACCATTCAAAGAAATTGAATCAGGAGTATGTTGATAAATCCATGAATCATTAATAACTTCTAACACTAAATTTTTTGCTCTCAATTTATCATTAAAAGGAACTATCACATTTGGTTTTCGTTTTATCATATAGTATCAACGTCTCCCTCTAATTTTATATCATCAGTATCTTCCAATTGATATTCAAAATTTTCTTTTATGAAAAATACATGAAAATCATTATTAACTTGCTCAAATATATAATCTCTTTCTAATATAAATTGACCATTAATAAATATATCAAAACGAGAGTGTTCTTTCCTAAATGGTCTTAAATTTATATTTAAATCTTTCATTTTTACATTTGGAAGTTTCCAAATCCAATATGAAGGATGTGAAAGGTTATGTGGAATCAGAGTATATTCATCTGGTTCGTGAACTTGTTTTAATATTTTATTTAATTCATTTATCATAATTCAATAAACTTTCCAGTTACACCAATTTCATCAGTAGATTCCAAAATATAACCTAAATCATTAATTGTAGTAATCAAATCGGTTGGATATGTTCCACCTTCTTGCAATGAACCGGTGTTAAAATTAAAATAAATTTCATCAGTATTGTACGAACCGGTATAAGAATATTTTGTAGGTGGAATTAATACACCATTTATATAAATTCTAAACCACTGGTCATTATCAAATGAACCGATTAATTCAGGTGGTAATTTTGGTAATTCAACATTAGTTAATTTAATTGTATCTGCATCTACAAAAGTTGCCTCTTGTGAACCACGAATAGACATAAAATCAATAATATCAGAGTATTCAGTATACAAACTTTGTTTACTTAAATTCATATTAGTACCTGTCAAATCAGTTTCTCCTGCCCAGACAATTTTTTTTGGAGAAATTTCTTTTCGTGTAGTCGATTCATTATCAAATTTTTCAGGTAAAAGATATGCATCTACTAACATAGTAAACGTTGTTCGAACAATTCGTTGTGTACCTTCACCAACATCAGTAGTATTATCAAATGAATCGATTTTTACTCTAAATTTAAACCCATTTTTATCTCCCCAGTATTCATCAGTTGCATATTGAAATGCCTCTACAATTTTATTCATGTGTTCGGTAAAATCAGTCCAAACATTTACTTCATAAGTAATAGTAACATAATCAGGTATTGTTACATTATACATATCCACTGGTCTTCTTGCCGAAGTCATTTGTGAAAACCTATCGTATTTGTGTTTTTTAGAGTATTGTGATACCGCTGTATAAAATAAATTACGATTCATGGAAATTGCACCTGACTCATCTCTCGCTACCGAATTTCTTTTAAAAACACAAATTGGAATTTGAACTTGACCATTTCTATCTCTTAAAAATCCATCTTTTTTTATGGCTTTCCATCTTTCAGGATTACCATATACAACAGGTACCTTTACCTTTTCACCCATTACCTCAACCGTAGGCATGACAGTATCTATCATGTGTTCAGCAATTGCAGAATCAATATCATACAACTTAATACCTTTATGATTTTTTGGTTCGGTTTTAAGTTGTTCTTCTCTTTTGGGGATTCTTTTTAACGGGTCTATACTCATTAGTAAATTCTATCCTCTATTTGTACTTGTGTTCTTCTTACCATGTGACATGATGCAATTAAAAACATTCTAGCATCTTCAAACTCATTTGTTGTTTTATTAAAAACGGTTGGAGAACCACCGATTAATGCAGTTCTTCGTATATTATCAATTTCATAATAACTCTGGTCAAATAAAATAACATCACCGATTTCAGGATACCCGAATTGTGAGTTTTGAATTGCACCTACTGGAATTAAAGTTCCATTAATGTCTCTTAATCGTGGTAAGGTTTCGGTTCGTAATCTCATTATATTAAATCTAAATTCTGCAGTTTGAACCCTATCTGCACCGGCTTCTCCTTCGTAATTAACTCCGGGTAATTCTCTATCTACAATAGCCATTAAATTAGCAGGTGCATGCCAAACTTTACCCAACGATTCTCCATATAGATTAGTTTTAGTTTCACCAACTGATACTTTGAATAAAGTAATAGCCTGTTCCACTACATAATCAACCACTTCTTCAGCGATTGATTTAATAAAATCTAAATCTCTTGCGTTTAAAAACTTTGGCATATTTTATTATCCTATATAAATAGCTAATGGTACTTTACCTATAATTTTTTGTTGCTGTTCAACTATTTCTGCCTCATTAGACATTCTTGTTTTTCTACTTACCTCTTCCAAGTTTTCTCTTAATTGAGTAACCAAATTATCTTTTTCAGTTTGTGCTTCTGCTCTTAAAGCTGCACCATCCAAAGAAACTTCGGAACCAGGAATTGGAACTGTATTATATTTCTCTCTAATTGCACCCAACATTTCTTTTGCAAGTGCAAGAGTGTATTTTCTAATCCATTGTTTACCCACATCGTTAATTTGTGAGTAAGTTGCAAAATTATACTCAATGTTAGAGTAATCAGACATTACATTATTTCTAACAACGGTTGCACCTTCTCTAAATTCAGTATCTACATAATACTCAAACCAAAGTTCGTAATTTGAAGTTGGTAGTGGGAATATTTTTAATTTATTATTTACAATATTAAATGTATGTGCAGATTTTCTGAATTGGTCATTGAATTCAATCGCTTGAATTCTCAACATATCTTCATAAAGAGGCATCAAAATGAATTGTGCTGCAGGTGAGAATGAACCAAATCCAAATTCATCAATTAAGTTTAGTGTACCTTGACCTGATACTGAATACGGATCAAAGAATCTATTAATTGCTGGAGTTGCTTCATAAAATACTCTAGTTACTGATATTCTTTCACCACCTTCAACTTCATCAGCAAAAGCTTGTAAATCATAATCTTGCACCCCCTCGAACATACTGATAGAACCTGATTTTATATCACTTCTACCACCAACACCTGCTTGGTTTCCATACGCTTGGGAAATTTCAATTACATTATTTAATTCTGAGCCATTTACTTGTTTTCCAGTATAATTTGTACCAGTTGGTCTACCTTGTAATGCTCCGAGATTATTTCGGATATTAAATTGATTTACTTGAGCAGAATATTCAGAAACAGCCTCTTCGAATACAGCAAAAAAGTTTTCACCCTCTAATTCAATATCAATAATAGGATAGCCTAATCTTTTAGCACACCAAGATGCAACTTTTGGTGCTTCAGTTCTAAATTCAGAATCAGAATCATAAATACCAAATGGAGTTGATGAACCAGTGATGAATGTGGCCGAGCCTGTCCAAATTCTTGCTTGAGACATATTTACTTTCCTCTTTTATACAATTATACACCTATAAATATAAACAACAAAAAAAGGGAGTGAAAATCACTCCCTTTGTAAAAGTACCAAGATAAAAAAATGGTATTAGTTTAAGTATTTTAGTTTATATAGGGTTGAATAAATTAGAGATTCAACTTCTTGAACCGTATTATCTATAAACGCATCTTTTATTGGTCTTGTTTTTTCAATTATTTTTAGGATTTTATTAAAATATTCAATTACTTGTTCTTTGGATTCGTATTGTTCAATCTTTGAGACATTTTTATATTTTAGAATACCATATTTACCTTGATATGACTCTGCAAGTCCATCGGCTATTCCACCAATTGATTCGTAATATCCACCTAATGCATTATGTTCTGCAAAAGATTTGGTTTGTAAGTGGAAAATGTGAACTTGATTAACTGAATGTAATAATACTGATATTAAATCTTCCATTTGGTATATTCCTATTAATTTACTAATAAATATATACCAAAAATGTTTTACGAATTATTCAACCCATTCCATAAACCCATAATCGATTGCATGGAGATAATCGGTGATATTTAAATTATCAAATCCACCTTTTAATTCGGAATCTACTTCCAAGTGTCTATGTGCAAACTCCATTACTTCGTATAAAACACCATTATCATCTGAATTACTTACTATATAATCAAAAGTTCTATGATACTCGGGATATTCATCTACCATCTTGTATTTAAATAACCAAAACCATTTATTGAGATTAGATTCTGCAACTTCGTTTGTCATTTTTGATTAATTAAGATAAGAATACTGATTTGCTGCCACAATTACTTGGAGATTATTCATACATTGATTATCTGCTCGTGAAATGGCACCCCACAAGTCATTATCTACTACTGATTGTACGAAACTACCTCCTTGAAGGCCTTGACCATCTCTAGTCATCATTACTGATGCGATGATATTAATGATATGAGGATTAGTTACCTCATATTCTAAAGCAAACTCTTTTGCTGCTGATTGATATTGATTAACAATTTCCATATTTTTATTTAGTATAAAATTTATAAGAGTATAAAGTACCACAATCATCATCGTCTAAGTCATCTTCTACGATTACTACTTGATTACCAACGATTTCTTGAAGTTTGGAATGATTAACTCGTTTCCAATAACCAAATCGTAAAAAATTAGCATTAGAACCACCCACCACTTGGTCGATGTTGAATGAACCGAATTCGGATTCGATTTTTGAGAGAGTTTCGGGAGAAAAATTCATAATGTTAAGGGTTTAAGGTTTAATATAAAGTAAATATACGAAAAAGATTTCATATATCCTACTGTTTTATCAATTATTTCGAACAATTTTTGTAATCTTCAATCAAAGAAAGTACGGTTTTAACCGAACCTTTGAAATATCCAACTTCAAAAGCAAGTTGAGAAGGAATTTCGGTAGAATAGTTCTTAGCCTCTGATTCGGCTGAGGTAATTGTTGAAGAAAGGGTAGATTCAATTCCATTTACCAATTCAATAAGTTGAGATTTGGTGAGGGTTCGGTAATTATACATAACATTTAAGGGGTTTAGGGTTGAATTCTTATTACAATACTAATTTACAAAAAAGTTTTCGTAATTCCAAATGATATGTAAAAAATATTAAAAAATTTTCTAACTGATTATCAATAAGTTAGGGACATAAAAAAACCCCTACTATTGTAGAGGTTTTTATTTTATTTATACACAAGAACCAGATGCTACAATTAATCCGTTACTACCGGATACTTGATAGTATAATCCATCATTAACATTTCCAATAAATCCATCTGTTACAGGGTAATGTAATCTACTATCGGTAAATATACGATTTCCAACTTCAACATTTGTTCCAGTATATACATATAAACCAATAGTTTGGTTATTTGTCAATGCAGTACATGCTTCACCTGATGTTCCATAAATATCTGTTGTAGTTTTTGTTTCGGAATATGACTCTGCCTGAAGAGACCATCCTTTATTATCAACCATAGTTGCCAATGCAGGAATTCCTCTTTCTAAACTTGGAAGGGCATTATTTCCTCCCCCATCTTGTGAAAAATCTATATACCCATTAGAAACCGAACTACTTGCTAATTGTTGTAGAATATTATCCAATGCAGTTTGAGTAAGTGAACATGCCGCAAAGTTTAAATTGTTTCCATCACCCAATGGTTGTGTTGATGATATAATTACTTCTGTCAATTCCCCATTGCCATATAAATCAAATCCTTTTAATGCAGGAAGGTTAGATAAATTAAGTGAACCTGATATCCCACATTGGTCAGCATCAAAATATTGTAATGATGTACAAGATGATAGGTCAGGAAATCCTGCTGAAAAATCATTATCATCAATGTAGAGTGATTCCAATGCAGTACAACCTGTTACGTTCATTGATTTTACACCAGTACTGCCCAATTCATCACAATCACTAACATCTAAATAAGTTAAGTTAGTTAATCCTGATAAATCAATTGTTTCCAATGCGTTCCAATCTGCACGAAAATCTTGTAAGTTTGTCAGGTTTTGTAAGCCTGTTATGGCTGTTATTTGTGCTCCCATATTATTTTAATTTTTAATCGTTACCTTGGAAATCAAGTTCAATAACTTTGGTTGGATCACTAAATTCAACTCTTGCCGTATATTCTATTCCTGTGCCAGATGGACTATATGTGTGATAGTATGTATCATTACCGTTAAGTGTCACTTCTTCGGTCTGCTCATCTCCCCAATTGATTGTAATAGTTATTTCTGAATTAGTAGTTATATCTATTTGAAAATTATCGTAATCAGTAGTATCCACCACAAATTCAATGTGATTTTCAACGATTTGTTCTACTAAACGTCCACCTGCACCTGCAGCACTTGGTACATTTGGATACAACAATTGTTGTTGTTGCTGAATCATCATTACCTCGTGTATCAAATTTTGATTATAAATTTCATACTCGATTAATTGTCTATTGAGAGGTAATGAAGCGATATGTGGTAAGTTGGAAAACTGATGCCACGAAAGTCCATCTATTATCATAGTTTTTAATTATTATTTATGTATAAATATCAAATAGAAATAAAAAAGGGAGAACTTTCGTTCTCCCAATTTTTACTCATACTCTTTACTCTAATTAGATTATACTAAAGCTAAATCTTTAACATAAATCTTGCCATAGAATTCAGGACGAACCATCTTCTTAGCGTAACGAGTCATCACACCTCTACGTGGAGTAAAGTTAGTTGGATCGTACACTAAAGGTGTCATAATCAATGGAACATAAGGAGCATATACAGCACCAGTCTCAAGGAAGTTAGAACCTTTGAAACCTAACAAGATTTCGTTAGATGTCATGTATGGGTTCTTGTAAACAGTGTATCTGTTTGCCATAGCACCTACTTGAGAAACACCAGCTGCAAATTGTAAAGCATCTTTATCAGCATTTACAACGAATCCTGGGATTGATTCCAAGATAGTAGCAACGTCTGGAGATACAACTACGAAGTTTGCACCACCTCTAAGAGTTAATTGGTGAATCTTGTTAGATACTTTGTTCAACTTAGCACCCAAAGTTTGGAACCAAGTGTTCTTAGTGTAAGCTGCAGCGTTAGTTCCAGCTACCCAAGTAGAACCATTCCACTCTTCACCCAAAGTTGCTGACCAGTATTCAGTAGTCAATGCGTTAGCCTTCAACATATCAAGGATTTCAAGGTCGATTTCCAAAGAGATGTATTCAGACAACATTGAAGTCAATTCAGCTTCAGCATCGATTGAGTGGTAAGCGTTCAAATCTTGAGCCAATTCAGGAGTCCATACTGCCTTCAACTTACGAGTCTTAGCAACGATGGCTTCAGAACGAAGTTCCAAATCAACTTCAGGAATACCTAAATCGGTAGCTGGTTCAGTTGGATTAGCATCTTCGAAATCACCTCTTGTGTTAGCAGTTGGCTGCTTAGCATAAGTGATAGCAATTGAAGAAGTAGCGTTAGTCAAAGAAGTTACTTTTGCAAAGAATACTGCAGAAGTTCCAGAGATATCCGAGTGAGCTGGATAGAATGTATCAGCTGCAGAGAATGCAGATGAAGAGATGTAGAATGCTTTAACACCTTCTAAATCAGCAGAAGTAAAAGAACCACCTTGAGGGATAGTAATTTTAGCCAAAGTAGAGTTAGCTACTGAAGATGACAAAGAAGCATCAAATCCAACTTCTAACCAAGATGCAGTTGCAACAGTGTAAGAACCAGAAGCGATAGTTGCAGCGGATTCGTTGATAGTATAAGCGAATCTACCATCACCATAAAGACCGTTTACAGCAGCTTTAGTTCTACCGAAATCACTATTGAATGTAGAGATACCGTTACCACCGAACAATGACTTACCATTGAATGAAGGGTTACCGTTTACGGCAGTACCATATTTAAAGTCTAGATAGAAAATTAGACCAGAAGGAAGGTTCATTGGTTGAACTGAAACGAATTCTTTCGCTGCAATTTCACCAAAGATTCTTCTTACCAATGGAAGGGCTACACCACTCCATTCTTCAGAACCTGCGGAGGTTCCGGTAGCAGTTGCTTCGTCAAGCAATTGTTTTGCTTGGTTTTCCAACAATACTGCGATTTGAGATTGCTCTCTGCTTTTTAAACCTTCAAGAAGACCAGTTTTAGCCCATTTGTTTTGTAATTGACGTGTTTCAGCCAACATTACCTGCTGTGGGTTTTTGCCTTCCATTAGTTTAGATAAATCAAAATTTGCCATTTTATTTTTTCTCCTAATGTTTTGTTATTTAATATTTGCTAATTGTTTGAATCTTTCAGCTAATCCATTACTTTCTGCAATAATTTGTTTTTTAGGTGCAGTAGAAGCAGTTGGTTTAGATGCAAATGATTCGGTTAATTTGGTTTGTTTTACTTTTTTAGATGTACCACTCATTTTAAGTGATTCAGCTAAAGTAGAGAATACTAATTTTACTTCTCTAACATTACCAGTTCTGTCTAATGTTTCAACAACTTTGTGTTTTTGTTCGTTTGTTAAATCATAAGCACGGAATAATTTGTTAGTGAAAAGTAATTTTGCATTCAACAAGTTTACTTCGTTAATAGTCTTCTTCAATGATTTGATTACGCTATAAGCTTCTTCTAATTCAGCTTCTTTTTCTTCCTTGTAGGCTTCGAATTTTTCTTCTTCTTCACCTTCTTCTTCAGAAACTTCTTCATCATCTCCGTATCCCATTTCTCTGAGGATTTCATCAAGATCTAATTCTTCTGAATTCATTTCGTCTTCAGACCCAATTTCTTCCTCTTCTTCTTCATACACGTCTTCCTCTTCTTCAGCTACTGGAGCTTCTTCTTCAGAATCTTCTTCGTGCATTTCGTCTTCACCATCTTCTTCTTCAAGTTCACCTTCAAGTTCTCTGATGATTGCTTCTAAATCCATCTCATCTTCGAGTTCTTCCTCTTCTTCGAGTTCTTCCTCTTCTTCGATGTAAGATGGTTCTTCACCTGGTACTTCTTCGTCTTCACCTTCTGAAACGACATCGACATTATCGTCTTCTTCGCCTACACTTGAGGTTTCAACATCAGTATCAGGGTTTGTTTTTGCTAAACCTGATGAGCTATTAGCTGAATCTGCTGGTTTTTTGTTTTCACCACCACCGATATTAGATGCGTTTGTAGTTGGAGCTTCACTTCCATCTGAATACTCTTCGTTTACATCTGCTTCTTCCTCGTCTTCCATTTCTTGTTGGAGTCTCTTGGATAATACAGCTTGTAATTTTGGAGCAAATGCTTCTTCTAAGGCGATTTTGGCGTTTGCAATAGCAGTTTCTCTAACGGCTTTAGCATCAGCAATAGCTTCTTTCAATAATTTTGAATTTGCCATTTTTGACCTTCCTTTTGTTTTTTAATCCGTGAAATTATTAGGAGAATTCCAATGTGGGTTGTTAGTAGGTCGGTTGTTCGGTCACCACTTAATAAAGGGTATTCATTAACCAACTTTTTAATAAAAATTCACATTATAGGTGAATTAATTATAAATAAATATATAATATGAAAATTAAACCTATAATTTTCTATATAAAATATATATTTTTCGTAAAAAAATTACTTTTTATTCTTTTTACCGCTGTTATATTCACCACTTGCCATTCTCTCCAACATAACTCGTCTTTGATTTTCTCGAATAGCTTTTAGTTTTATAGTTCTTCTAACAGTTTTTGGTTTTGTAAATTCTTTTCTTTCTCTTAATTCTAAAAGATGTCCTGAATCGTTTACTTTCTTTTTAAAAACTTTGAGTGCTTTTGCAATATCACCGTTTTTTACTACAACCTTAATTAGTGCTGTTTTTGCCATTTAATGTAAATTTAATTTAATATAAGTATTATTTTTTATTTTTTTAAGAACCTTTTCCAGTTCCTGATTTTTTACCTCCAGTATGAGTGGAAACATTTATTGGTTTTTTACCTTGACCTGCAGAATCCTTACCACCTCTATCTGCTTTGTTTTGTGCTGCTCTTTTTCTACGAGTTGCAGATTCTTTTTCCTTTTTACTCATAGTTTTTGCCTTTGCAGCAGGAACACACTTAGCATATCCACTCTTTTCACCACTCGTTCCACAAGGTGGGTGTTTACCATCAACTTTCTTACCAATATTAACCCACTTGGATTTAAACCAATTACGAAGATCTTCGTTGGTAGATTGTTCTGATATTTCTTGTAGAATTTGGTTTAGTTTCATTAGTCTTTACACTTTTTCCAACCACCACCTTTACCTTTGTAGTTTTTTGCTGCCCAACCATTTGCATAAGCAGATGGGTAAACATCAAACTTTGATTTTGCTGCGGATTTAGATGCAGACCATTTTTCAGGGTCAGTTGGACAATTTTTCTCCATCAATTTTTCAACTCGTTCTCCAAGTTGATAAATTTTCATTTCGGATTCGGTAAGGTCTTTAACTTCCTTTAAACTTTTTTTTTTACTGATTCTAATTTGGTTCTGATTTTTTGAGTCACTTTATTAAGTTCTTTTTTATCAATACCCAATGAATCTAACACTCTACCCATGACTTGTAATTTTTGTGGATAGGTTAATTTTTTACCATTAAGAACATCTAATGCTTTTTCTAACTTAATTCTAACATCACCGGGGATTGGTGCCTTGTTTACATCTTCACCTGCTTCTTTAACTACTTTTTCTTTCATACCTAATCTTTGTTTCATTTGGTCCTCCGAAATATCACCTACTTTATAATAACGAGAAAGAATATGACCCATATCTTCATATAAGCCAGTCAATCTTTGGTCTAATGAGTTTGCTTCTTTAGCAACCTTATCAAATTCTTTACCGAGTTTATCCAACTCATTCATATTTCTTTTTACGGTCACTTTATCAAACCAATCATCTGTTTCATTAAGTGCAAGAGTTCTTGCTGCTTCAGTAATTGCACCAAGAGTTTCAGCAACTTGTGTTAAATCAGATTTTCTATCCATCATTTCTTGATATTTGTTGTATGTAGAAACAATTTCAAGGAAATGTTTTTTCACTTCATTGGAAAGAGGTCTTTTTTCTTCGTTCTCGTTTATTAATTTAGTTAATTTCATTAGTATATTCTCCTATATGTTAATAAGTACCAGGTCTGTCACCTTT